TGAGCAGTTGGATAAAAGGGGTTGTAAAGTTATGCTTTCTAATTCAGATACTAAATTTATTAGAGATTTGTATAAAGATTTTAACATATCATTTGTTAAAGCGACAAGAATGATAAACTGCGACGCAACTAAGAGGGGTAAAATAAATGAGGTGGTTGTTACAAATTATGAGCCAAAAAATGAGCAACTCAAATTAACTTAATTTTTTTAGATGATTAAGTCCCTTTAACTTAACAATGTACCCAAATAGATAAATTTAAATAGGAAAAAATATATATAAAAATATGTCACGAGAGAGTATTATCACAAATCCGAGTAACCTTAAAAAAGGAAGGAAGAGATAATACTCTCAAGTTTTCTTTCCCCAAGCCTCTTGAACAAAAGTAGAACCCGCCGTTTGTCTTTTTAGAACTCGAATTATCTCATAAGTCAAGGAATCGTGAATTATTCTATTCCCTTCTATAATACTCGCCTGTCCGGGTTTGAAGAAGAAAATCTTATCATCCCCATTTAATACCCCTTCAGTTTCTTTAATTTGTTCAGGAGTTATATCATTAACCATCGCTTTAATACTAGCAGTATCGGCTGTAGATTCGGTAGCATCTCCATAATCAGAATAAGTAGTATCAGTTACAACTCTTAATGTTACAGTTTCTCCCCAATAATCTACAGAATTAGTCCAAATTTGGTTGTCAATCAGTGTCATATCTCTTAAAATCCTCCATAGTATAAATATATTGTCCTTGATGACCTAGTTTAATTTCAGGATCTGCCCAAACTTTAAATCCTAATTCTCTAGCCCTCTGGTCAAATGCCCAATCTTCACTAACATATTCATTCATATGAATCATAGGCAAATTAGGTATTAATATCTTTTCCCTTATCTTTTCAATAACCTCTCTCTTGACTAATTTAAATCCATTGCCTATCCATCGGACTTCAAAAGGTATTTCCGGAATTATAAATTTATAATTTTCTGGAAATTTACCTTCTTTTTCATAGATTTCCTGTAAATCTAATGGCCTATAAACTGGCAAACAGGGAGGTCTTTTATAGAAATAAATTCCTCCGATTATATCTTTATCTAAAGAAATAAGTCTTTCTAATGGATCAGAATAATCACTTAAATAGACTATATCGGCATCCATCGTGAAATAATATTCACAATCTGTCTTTAGAAATCTATCTATTAATATTTGTCTAGCGTGTTCTACACTTGCACCAACTACTTGAGAAAAAGTGATTTGGTGATTTGTATTCCTCAAAAAGTTATCTTGGTTCTCTTTAACTTTCGGGTCAATTAAGTTAAACACTGGCAAACCCACAAATACTTTTGCCATTAAAATCCTCCAACAGATAATCTAAAATTAGAAGGTAATTGTTTTAATCTTTCGATAACTAAATCCTTCATTAATTCTCTCGTTTCTTCGTTCTCCCACAATTCTTCAAATGTCTTTTCCATTAAATAGTCCAAATATTCTCTCCACTCTGAACAATTCCTCCAATAGACTGTATCTGTCTGATTATGTCTAAATACCTATCATAATATTCTTTAAATGAATCCATATGTCTCATTAATTTAGTACTTCCGAACTGTTCACTTAATGGTCTGCCGAAGTTAATCTTAGCATAACAATAGGCAATAGTCAGGAAAGTAGTGGCTAATTTCAATCTAGCATCTACTGTTCCTTGTCTGACATAAGAATAAGAATAACTAATATATAATTCAACCCCTGAACTAGGTGCAGAATTCAGAGTGATTTTGCAATCATCATCATCTACTGCACTAACTGTAAGAGTTGTTTCATTTCCATTAGCATCAACTTGATAAACTATAACATCTGAAGTATCAACAACACCGCTATTATCTGTATCTGCCAAATAAACTCCAAACCAATTTCTAGTATAATAAACTGTATTAGAACCATCAATTAAGTTTTCTCGGACTTTATCTATTGGATAAACCGGCTCTCTAGTTATTTTAATATTTAAATCGCTATTTATTTGGGCTGTTGCTTGAGTAATAATACTTGCTACATCTGCATCACTAACATCCGAAGTGGTCAAATTACTTAAAAGTCTAACAGTTGTTGCATCTGTAAAAGCCATAGAATTATAGATTTTTTAAGTTTTTATAACTTTCCATTAGACATTTGCAACGCCAGAACCTGTAGAAACATAGGCCACGACAACATATTTCTGCCCTGTGTCGTCGAAGGTGGTATTGAACTGAACCTTTTTTCCAGATAATCTCTAGTCTTCAACCTCATTTATTACCTCACTAATTGCGGTTGCTAAAGTAGCATTGACAGAACTGAATACTTTAAATCCCCCCCCCCCCTTGTTAAAACTGTTATTGTAACTGCGATTGTATTTACCTCTTGGATTTAGTTTTTCTTGGTTTTTTTGCTCTCAAAACCCTGCCTGCAATAGACTTGTCTTTTGCATCGAAAACCCCATCATTATTTAAATCAAAATCAGTGTTGGTATTTTTATCTTCTTCCACAGATTCTTTATCTGAATTTTCCTCTTTAGGTTTCTCTGGAGACTTACCAAGTAATTCGTCAGTTCTTAACTTCTCCCAATTAATTTCACTCATATAATTAGATAATTTAAAACTATTTAAAAGTTTCTATTCTGATTTTAAATTAATAAATTCATCTATAGCATCAAAAATATTAGAATTCATACCCCATACACTAGGAGCATCAGTCTCTATACTTTTTTTTAAAAATTCATATTCTGCTTCTTCTAAAACTAACTCTCCTGTTTCATCTGCTTTATCAAATGCTTTTCTGATTCTATTAAATAATCTCATCTTATCTATCCCTTTTGGTATATCTTCAGATTTTTTATTAGCCAACAGGACATTAAAAACACTTAATAAATCCTCTTCGATTTCATTATCCTCATCTACCTTTGATTTCCACTTTTTCAGTTTAATCTTTCTCATGAGTATGACTAAGAATACAATTATTTAAACCTTTCCCTAAAAAAAGAAAATAAAAAAATAAAAATTAAATTTATGCCCCTGTATTTGTAAGCATTATGAAATAGTCTACTCCACCAATATCAATTCGGAGCGCGTGTGTCGCAGCTGCAGCTGTATTGGCTTGGAAGACTTTTCCGGTTGCAGCAGTTAGACCATTAATACTAAAGATATATCCACTAGTATCAAAAGTCGCCTTGTCAGCACCATTAACACTCATATACGCTAAAGATGTTTTGGTTCCTATTGCAGCACCACTGCCTAGATTCAATTCAATTTCAACAGGTGCATAAGTTCCAGAGGTTGTTCCTGCAGATAAGGTCATTTCTGCCAAAAGGGCAGAACCTAATCCTGTCACACTTCCAGACGCTCCAAATGTAACTTCTGCCTTCAGGGCGTTAGCCCATCCACCAAGTGCTACATTAGTAGTCATAAAGAACCTATATCTTCCACCTACTTGTCCTGCACCACTCATTGTAGTATAAAACAATCCTGGCTCAAAACTAGTTGAGGCATCGGTTGTATTGTTTACTGTATAGATTTCAAAGTGTTTTCCAGCTAGAGGTAAATCAATCGGACTAGTTGTTCCGTCTCCGACTCTGATTTGCCTCATGGTTCCTTTGCCACTATGAAATCCCCATTTTCTATTTGCCATATTTTTTCTTTTTACCTCCTTTCAAAGTTTATGTCTATAAGAACGAGATTATCCGAAACAAAGTTTAAGGTTCGTTAGAACCACCTGTTAAGGTTAGTTTCGCTCTTTTGACTATGATTTTCTTCTAAATAATAAATGAAGAAAATAAAAAATAAAATTTGCTTAGCTATTTGCTACGTCTATACAGACAACTGCATCGCTATGCAATACAACTATGTCGTAATAAGACCACACAATAATTAGTACCTGATCTGATATTGCCCAATCAACTACTTTCAATTCAGGTTGTTTACCCCAAACCAAAGCTGCTGATTTCTTAGCCTTCATCAAGATACATCTGGTCATTCCACCAGCTAATCCTGCTGCGACTGTAGTATTATCAGGGCCTGTAGCACCTGCTGCAAAGGATTCTACATGATTAGTAACAAGTATCCTGACTCCAAGATAACTTATCTTACCAATCTCTCCGTTTTGGACAATCTCTCTGTTACCATATTCAGCTGCATTAACAAACTGAGAGTCTTTTCTAAATGAAGCCTCTTGGGCAACACCTATGAATAGAACAAATGGTTCATCAGTAGTAGGCATCCAACCGTTCTTCCTTACAGTAGTGTCTAGAGTTAGTGTTCCAGATAGACCAGAAACTCCATCTCTGTACCAATTTTCAGTACCCTTCAAATATCTAGCTGCATCTGCTACAAGATCTGTCGTTATAACATCTCCTGTTACCAATCCAGAGTCAGCAGTAGCGGTTCCTCCATATAGTTGGATGGCTCCTCTTGTCCCAGACTGTGCAAATGTCAAACCATCGGCAGTACCAAACTCCTGTGCTAATGTTATGTCTATTCTTGTTCCAATAGCATAACCCAAATCATCCCTAGCTTCTTGTAGTAGATTTACTACATTCCTGAACATATCAAAGTTTCTCAATGCGAAACCTGCACCATGTGCTAAGATTGTAGCAGTAACGCTAGTTAGTGGATTGTAAGTAGTGAATGAAATATCCGCTACCGTGTTAGCATAAGGACCTGTACCGACACCAGAACCACCAGATTCCCCACCAGTTGTGTTCCAAGTCATATCAGCATTATTCAACTGTATAGACTTTAGTGGGATTGAAACTTGGCTTGTTCCAGGCTCTGCCATTATCTCCTTTACGAAGTTAGCAAAGTAAAATTCTTGCTTAGCCGCTTGGACTACCTCATTAAGAAATTTAATGCCTTGGTTACCAAAACCCGATATTGAAGCACCTCTAACGCTTGCTGTTTCTGTCGCCGTGGCTGCTGCTAGTTCTTGATATTGTGTTGGTGTGAATTCTAAAATTTCTGTCATTTTATCTTCTCATCCCGAATATCTGTTGAGCTAGTTCCATTGCCCCTTCACTTGCAGGTTTCCCTACAAGATTCATTTCCATATTGGGTGTTGAAACACTTTTTACAGATTTAGGAGAAGCAATCTTTTCTTTCTTAGCACTCAATTCCTTGAATGATTCTCTAAGTGAGGAAAGTTCTTTAGCCATCTCTTTTATAGCCAGATTCTCAGTAGATTTTGGAACTTCAGTTACTCCAATTCTTGCCAATAGTTTCTTTAACAAAACTGTTGCTTCAGATTCAGATAACTCTTCTACAAAACTCAATTTCTCTTTATGTTCCTTGAACTTTTTAGCAAGGTCCTTCAAGGAAATTGAAGGATTAGTAGCCCTCATTTCTTTAGAGAAAGCACCAAATCCATCGAAATCTTCACTGACTATATTCAGAACATCAGCATCAGAAAGTTCTGCAACTTCGGTTGTTTCAGTTTCTTCAGATACTTTTTCTTCTGTGTTTTGATTTTCGCTCATTTCTTTTCGACCTCCTTTCACTTTTTTCTTCAACTTGTCGGTTGAGTATGAATGTTTAACATATTCCTTTGGTTCTTCCATTTCTTCTTCAATCTCAGGCATCTTATTTTTCATTTTTAGCATTTCTTCGAAATGAGTTACAATATAATTCATATCTTCTTCTGTAAGTGTTTCTTTATTCCTCATCTTACTTATTAAATTCATCATCATCTCAGGAGAGTGTGCTAAAACTTTAGATTCTATTTTATCTTCTTTGTTCAAGTTTTTAACTAAACCAGAGAAAACGAAATTATCACTTAAATTAAGATAGGCTGTATCTTGAGCAGGTTTTGAAACAACACTCCAACTGTTAAAGGCATAATTCTGAACAGTCATAGTTTCTTTATTTTCAAAATTTTGATCTAATCCTAATACTCTTGGAGAAAGACCAAAATTGGCTTTAGCTATTTTTAATTTATAAATCGTGGATTGATCCCAAATTTCTGCATCACCTTTAATTGTACTATCTGACATTTGCCTAATATTTTTTAATCTTCCTACCCAACTTGCTGCCGCATTATTTGGATTCGATGGATGGTCTAAAAAGATTGCCGTATTAACTGAATCTGTCCAATCAGTATTTACATAGGCTTTATTTAATTCTTCAGAGGTATAATTCCAACCATTCCATTTTCCAGGGGACATTAATGTAACATCTTTTACAATTAAGGGAACCTGTACATCATCAGTCATAAACTATTATACAAGTAGAAGTATATAAATCTTTACTTTTTATATCAATCTATAAGTAGATTTCTACACATTTTTTATAAAATCATAAGGTTCTTCATAGATTTTATCAGATAAATCTTCATTATCTGACTTTTCTTCAGAATCTTTAGATTCTTCTTCATTTTTGGAAACAGAATCTTCTTCGGGAAGTTTAATTAATTCAATCCCTTCGACTTCGGCTAGGATTGGTCTTACTTCTTCTGGGCTAAATATCTTTCTAGCTACATAATTTCCAAACCTAATTGCCCTATCGTCTATTTCATCTACACTAACTCTATTAGCAATTAAAACTGGCCAAGTATTAAGTCCTTTAGACAGGGCTATTGGCTTGAATATCCTCTTAGTAATTTGTTTGGCATTTAATTTAACTAATTCATTCAAACCAAATTCTAACATCGCTTGTTGATTATTTAATGTGGCTCGATTTGTAGCTTCTCCTCCACTCATAGCAAAAGGCATAGGCATTTGCAACCCACTAGCTTCGTTTTCTCTAAGTGATTTTAGCATTTCTATATAGCTATCCATCTCATTTCCTTTCAAATTCTCCAATTTAGTGAAGTAAGGTAATGTAGTCAACATATCATGTTTCATTTTCTGCATATGTTCTAATGTTTGCTTGGCCAAAGCAGGGGTAGGTGGATGTTTATCATCTCCAATATACCCAATTAAAGGAGACATCCATCTCTGAAATGCCGAATTAAATCCAGCCTCTTCTAATTTTCCTTTTCTAATAGCATCACGATAAATAGTTTCAATTAATCCCCAAAACTCTAAACCGTCTCCCTCCTCTTCTAATCTGATTAAAGCAACTCTTTTAGGCAATAAGAAAATTTGTCCATCTAAATGAACTAATTTCTTATATTCGCTTGGAAGTTCATCTCCTAATGAGTTAATTTGATCTCTAGATAAACTAGGAACCTTCATAGTATATCCTATTGATTTTTGAGTTAAAGGATTTAGAATAATCTCTCTATTCGCATTTCTAGCATAATCCATCTTTTTGGGGTCAAATCTCTGTAAATCTACAATTTCCTCATCCTTTTCATCCCAAATCAGTTCATTCCATCCAGCACCGAAAATAAACTGATTTTTAGGAATATTTACATAAATCTCATCAAAATCACAATCATCTCCAATTTGTCCCATATCTTTGAAAAATTCTTCAAAAATCTTTTTCTCATTATCATCATTATATTTAATCCTATATCCTGCCGAACCTATCATTTGGACTTTTCGCCTTATAGAATTTCTGATTACTGAATTCTCAAAATAGACTTGTTCTAATTTATCTTTAGCAACTCTCTTTAATCCTGAACCTTGTAAGGTATCAAATGGACTTATAATTCCTCCTTCTCTATATGCCCCTAGATTAACTCCCGCCATTTCTTTGACTTTCTCTTTTCCTAAATTAAACTCCTGCGCTAATGTTTTAATCATTTTCTACTTTTTTAGGTCTTCCTCTTCTTTTTTGAACATCGCCCTTCGTAGAGGGTTCAGGAAACTTAAACCCTGACGACACCACTTCATCAGCAACCCCAACATTACTGCTTGGGGTTTCCCGAATATTATCTGGATGTTGTATTTCAGATTTCTCTAACTCCCCATCCTTGTGGGTAGGGGCATCCAGTTCAGGAATTTTGGTGGAACTAGACGAACCAGAATCGCCCACACCCACTTCATTACTGAAAGCAGATTCCTGAATATTATCTAATCTCTTTTCTATTGCTTCAAGCCTTCTTTTAATATCAGACATTTTCATTTTTCTACCTCGATTTGTTCAATTATCTGTTTTCTCAACTTCTTCTCACATTTCTTACATAAATTTAAATCACAACCAATTAACTCATAAATATAAGTGTATGTTTTTTCATTTTCTTTTCTCCAATGATTACAATATATGTTTTTCATTGTTCTATTCCTGGGATTTTGTGGAAACACCATCTTACTATATAGATGAATTCAGACTTTAAAAAGTATAGCATTATACCATAAGCTGGAAAAGTATACCAATTAATGTCTAAACCAAAGATTACCCAAAGAGAATAATTAAGTATAAGTCCATAGATTAATGCGTAAAAAAGTAATGATTTAAATGCAATTAGCTTAAATTTCAAATTATTTAAGTCAAATAACTCTCTTATTTTCGTTTTTAGTTGTTTTTTCCTTGCCATTGAACATATAGGAGGGTTTAATCCCCCTTTCCTCGCAGTATGCCTAAATAATCTAATATCTTCAAATTTATAAATCTTTCCAATACTCCTACTCGGATTCGCACCGGGGTCTTTGGGCCCAAAACCTAACATCTTTGCCTGCTAGACGATAGGAGTTTAAAAGATTAGACTTTAACAAAATTTAAATCTTTTGATTACAGCTTTTTCTGAATGGGATTTAGATAAGATTTAAGTCTTGCCTCCGCAATCTGGACATATTCCAAAGATTGTTCAATACCAATAAATTTCCGATTAAGTTTGATACTCGCTACTGCCGTTGTTCCAGAACCTAGAAAGGGATCTAGAACAATATCTCCCTCATTTGTATTAACACTAATGAATTTTTGTATTAACACTAATGGTTTTTCTGTGGGATGTATTGTCTCCCCATATGCAGATTTGTTGGGGGTAATCATATAATTGTGCATCTCAGTCTGTTTAAGAAAATTCTTTAATTTACATTCTCCTTTACTTCCTACCCAAATAAACTCGCTCGCACTTAACCAATTTACTTTCCTAAAAGAAGGCACTGGATTGGATTTGAGCCACGCAAAGACAGTTCTTCCCTTAATTCCATACTTCTTACTTAAAAATAAATCAAAATAACCTGTTTTCTGCTTGTCAAAGAAAATATAAATCCATCCTTTAGGTTTTAGGACTCTTGCACACTCTTTAAACCACTCTTCTGTGAAATCAAAAAATTCCTTTTCAGTATCATAATTGTCCCACTCCCCAAAATCTAACTTAATATCCATATTTCTCTTCCAATTTTTATTGGAAAGAGATTTTCGCCCTATTGACTTACCTTTTTGAGAAATCATATATGGGGGATCCGTAATTATGCAATCAATAGAATCATTGGGTATCTGTTTTAAAATCTGCCGACAATCTCCATGAATTATCTTATTTTCCATCTAAAATCCTCCTAACTATTGCCTCAATTACATTGACAGTTACTGCGTTGCCCATCATTTTGTACCTTTGAGTATCA